TCCTCGACGACATAAAGCCCGCGCAATCCACATGCCTTATACTCGAGGATATGGTCAGAACCATCCTTCGCTTTGAACGTACCGAAGCCTGACGTTCCCAGGGATCCCTGCTCGAGAAGATACTCAGAAAATGAAGTACTGAATCCCGCTTTAGGATGCTCCATCTGCCGGACAGTCCGCTCATTGGCCTCTTTATAAAAAACTTTAACTGCCTCGCTATCCGCAACACTTCGTGGCTTCACAATACGAAATGTCCGGGCCCCATTCTTCCAAAGAGCTCCGGCCAACGACGAAACCATCTGGTTATTTGATTTGATCGCGGTGTCGTCGTAAACATCCCCATACATATAGAAAGTCCCGTCGGCAGTCGCTTTCGTGAACCCCCTCTTACGCATGAGGACATACTTACAGACCAAATCCCATACTAGCTCCCACGGCGCACGCCGCGTCTTTACCGCGGCAAACTCTTTAATGATCGCGTCAGTATTTATGCTCATGAAAATACCTTCTGCTTTCCAGTATTTATCCCGGAGAGATCGCCGAGAACCGAAGTAAAATACTTACCGATCCTAGCCAGCCGTTTCGACGCTGCTGTCTGAGCTTCCTCGTCGGTAATATTGCCTATATTAACTGCTGCGTCGGGTTTAGACACGCCACTCGGTTCACTGGTGTTATTATATTCCGTTGTTCCCGTAAATAACAACGTCAAATCTTTGCCTTTTATTGATTCCGGGATAAACTTATCTGTCCCTTTCTTCACCGATTCCGGGATGAACGGATCCACGTACTTATCCATAAATTTCTTATACCACCCCATGATGCGCCCCTTTCACTGATTGTAATTTTGATCTAAATGTCGTGCCAGTTTTAAGCGGAACCTTTTGGGCAAGAGTCATAGGCGATACCTGTTTCTTAACAGGATATGCAAACGTCAATACTGTGGCATCTAATTCGTCTGGGCTCCAGCCCAGAACCTTTTTGATCTCGTCTTTGCTGACTAAATACTTAACACAATTACTCGTCTCTTTTGCTTCTGGGATAGCACCTATCTCCGTCAAGAATCTCTGTTCCGCCGGGATCGAACAGTCGGGGTCATTAAACCAGTCGAGCAATCCGAAGTGCATTTCCGTCCGCTTGTTCCGATACCGTTCACTATCGATCGCTTGCTCGCCGAAATGGATCCCGCGCACCATCTTCTTATACCCTAATTCATGCAGCCTGTCAAGAGCGCCATGTTCGTTCGTCGTATCGATGAACACCATATCCGGGTGTTCAACGTCGATGATCCTGGCAATCCGTCCGGCCAGGCGCATATCTCTCTGATCACCATCATCCGAGGGTATTGTCTCCATCGGATACAATATCCGTCCCTCGCGTCGTCTGATCTTTGTCGGATCCCCCGTGCGCCCCTGATCGACCCCGATGATCAGCGGTGCTGTCTCTGACTTTTTGGTCTTTCGTTCTCTGGCGGCATACACCTTCGCCAAGTCGAAGAATCTTCCCTCGGCCTTAACAAATGCCTCGTCGGGATTGAACGGATATTCCTGGATGAACTTCCATTACCTTCCCCTCGAACGCCGCGATCTTCCTACGCCGCCAAGCCAGGTGGCGCACGGGTAAGACCGTCGGCCTCGTACGACTCCATCAGCTTTCGTTCTGCCTCGTTCAAGTCTTTTGCGTCTAACGGAAATGGTTCCTGGTACTCGTCCTGCCAATACCACGGAATAAATATCAGCTCAAACCCATTTGTCCCGGCGATCGCGCCCATGCAAAGGTTATAAAAGAAATTACCCCGGGCCGTTCGCCGTCGACTCGAATATCATCTCCGTCCCTTTAACATCGGCGACGGTTTGCATCAACCCGACAGATAACTGGTCGGCATTCTCATAGAACCCAACCTCTGAGCCGTGGAACAACTGGACAGTCATACCCCGCCCGACCTGTGCGCTTCCGGCGGTACCGACGGTATAGCTCGACCCGTTCTCCATCACCATTGATTTCTCTGTGTCTTTGATCAGGGGGAACTTCAGTGCGGGAAGGTTTTGATAGAACTTCGAGGCCATGCTGTAGATCTTGAGTGTAGATTCAATTTGATGGGCGAGGATATACGCCGAAAGGTTCGGCCTGAACTGTGCTTTATGAAAGTACCGGGCCTGGATATATGTCGTACATCCCTGCTGCCGCCCTTTCAACACAACCACCCGCACCCATCCTTGCATCGCTAACTGGAATTCTATCCGTGAGTGAATATATGCTTGAGCTTTGTTCAGCACCAGAGGCCGTATCTCCCCTGCTTTATCGATGATTTTTAGGCACGATTTGGAATAAAATGGAAGGTCCCCGGCCAGCTGGCGCAGAATTTCCAAATGCTTCGGTGGTAATGAGCTTATATCCATCTACTCTCCGAGGGGATCAGTCTCCGCCGGGGCGAGAGGATCGACGCACACTCTCTCTGTCTCGACGGATAGCCCATCCAAAAACTCTTTTAAGCTGGCAGATACATTCATCTGGTTCACTTGTTGAATTGGTTTGCCCATAAGCCTGTTAAGTAAGAACTCAAACGCACTCTCATCGCCGTCCTGGGCTTTCTCGGCGACCGCAAGCAGTGCAGCTTCGCCCTTAGAAAGCCCTCGTTTGTTTGGATCCTTACCCGTGTAAGCCGTCGATAGTGCGTCTTTAAGTGCCTCGACAATATCCATCGCCGAAACCTGGCGGCGACCGACTGGAATAACGAACCTGCCATCGACAACAGCGACGGGGACATTGGCATCATATACAATTCCTGCTTCCGGGTCCATCGTATTAAAGATCGGTGATAGAAAGCGCGGGTTTAGATTTCTCGGGAGCGCCCTTAATCGTGGAAGTCGGGACGTCCGTCAAACCATTCAGCCGCATAAATTCCAATTCCTCGCTGCGCCGCTTGTTCCGTTTCTCGGCGTTACGAACAAAGGTATCAGCGTCTTCCTGGTACTCGAGAATATCTGATCGAAGCTCGTCGATGTCCATATATGAATCAACGTCGAGGGGCATCTTTTTAGTTTTGATCAGATGGGCGAGCTGTGATTTAGATTGCAGAGTAACGGGAAGATCCAAGACTTCGTTTTTGTCGTCGGAGACAATCTCATCGATCGTCACCGAACGCACCCGGGCGAAATCAGATAACCGGCGTTGTAAAAGTATAGGCAGGAGCTTTTTCTTGATCACACCGCGCACGTTGATAAAGACATTTTCTTTGAAGGTTAGTTTACCCTCGTCGTCAGTGCCGGTGTAACGAACGGAGGTTTGACGAAAAAATTCGAGTGACGGGGCCTTGATGTCCTGTGTAAAAACTTTTTTCCCTTTCTCTCGATCGTTTTTGAAATAATATTCCCCGTGCGTCTTTATTGTGATACTCATGTGATCACTCCTTGTTCGACTTTGGGTTAGCGGGTCAGATTTTTTTCTGCCCATTGCCAGGTCGTTAGATATGATGATAATGTTTAATAGGGCGTTTGTCAAGAGATATTTTTGAAAATTTTTGGAATTTTTTGGATAGGGGGAATTGATAGTAATGATAGAAAAGATAGAGGTCAATTTTTGAAAAATTTTTTGGAGGGGATCTATCTATTTCCTCCCGGGAGTAACCCCCACCTCATGGGCGCCATGCCGGTTCCTGGACATCCCCAGGGTAGGTCCAAGCTTTTCCGGGCTCACTCTGTCCATGATGATTGATGGGTTTGATGATTGATGGGCTTGATGATTGATGATTGATGATTGAATCAGGGCATACCCAAGCATGGCATGAAAAAACATCGTTGAGCCTTGAGGAGATATTAAAGCAATTTAATTGCTAAACTTGACAAATTGATTGAGGCGTGTATTTTTGTTTCTTTTATGTAGTGGAGTAATGAAAGTGTTTGTGGAGTGGGGTCTTTTGCTCGTTTTCCATAACACTTTACAGAATATTTATACCCTCTTTCTTTTATCACATAAGTGTTATTTACTATTATTTAATTTAGAAGTCTTTTAGAGAAAACAAGTAAAAGAGTGCCACCAATTACCACTCACGGCAATATAGATATTAACGTGACTAAAAATAGTTACGCCAAAAGATATAAAAGACTGCCAGTAATTATCACTTTTATAATTATCTTGATTATCAATACTAAAAGAATTAAAAGAAATATCTTGACAAATATCTTATAAATGGTATACTTTTAATAGCTCCAAGAGAGGCGCGAAGACCTCAAACCAGCGACGAGAAACAGAAGCACAGCGACGAGGAGGAACAAATGAACGAGACAAAAAGGGCTAAAATGTACGCCGAAATCAAGCGCCACGGAGAACAAATTAACAGGGTATTCAATACCAATATCGAGCCAGTCCAGCTAGCTAAAAAGCTACATAGTTTAGAGATCAAAGCGCACCGTTTAACCACGGATTATTGTAATGGTGTTATTGACGGCGAAGCCTACGAAGCAGCAGAGATTAAGATATTGAACCGGCTTGACAAGACGTTGAATTTTCGCGCGCTTGGCGTGCCGGTGTTCGTAAACGGTGACGCCAGAGGCTACGCGCTCAAGATCAAGACATCCTGGATTAACGATCAATACCGCAAAGACAACGCTTTTAGGCTTTGCACGGACATGGGTGGATATGGTATTATCGCGCCGGACTTTACACCGGCTGCGGAGTACAACAAATGACAGATCAAGCTTTGATTGCGTATCTGGCAGCAATGGAGAATATGACCGTTGAGCAATTTTTTACGGACCGTAAAGACGGCCTGAAGGCGGTTGATAATTTAAGAATATTCTACGCCAGCGCATATCTGGCTAAAAAAGGGGCGGAGACGTGGACAGAAAAAAGTTTTTTATTGACGCAGACTGGGAGTATTTTATAGAGCCAGCGATTGAATATGGCTACAAGGTTACAATATATAAAAATGGCGACATGGTAAACACGCAATCCGGCTTTGGCAATGAAGCCAAGAAAAATTTTGTTTGTATGTATAGCTTGCCGATGGTTTGACAAGATAAACGGCAACACGTATCACAGCGTAAGAATAACCCGAACCCGCGACAATAAAGTTATCGCGCACGAGTTAACCTACGGATACGATGAATGTTATCGCCAGACGGCCCTTGAAGTTATGCTAAAAAATGGCTGGCTACCAAAAAAGTACACGAATAATCACATGGGAGGCGACAATAGTATTTACATGTACGAACGCGAAAACAATTATCCGATACTCTGGGAAGTCCCGGACGGATTGAAGCGCGACGCGGTACGCAACGGCACAATATAGGAGGCAAAGAATATGAAGACATACCAAAAACAAATAGGAGACGGCAAGCTTCCAAATAAATACTGGGTATTCCAGTATGAGCAGAAGTACAAGAGAGTAAAACAAGAAGACGGAAGTATAGTTATTGAGATCATAAAGGAATCCGAAGCCACAGAAGACGGTCTTATAGGGGAATATAAAACTTTTCAGGAGGCACTTGGCGCGGTAGATAATAAGGCTTATTTGCCTAATGTAGTGATCGAAGATCGTTTATCCGGTCAGGTATTTGAAAGTCTTGTTGTTGTTGTGTGCCAGGAATGTGGTAAAGAGGAATACGAAAGCCATACAGATATAAATTTTACCAAAAAGAAGATTGAGGAGGCAGGAAAAAAGTTTGAATAATCCGCCGAAACCCGGCCAGGCGTTGAGACTTGGCCGGGTATGGCCGCGAACGGCCACTGAAGAGGCTATAACAAAGGAGGCCAGCCATGTCAAAAACACTTTGGATTATACACTTAAAAGAAGGCGCGTATGCCGGGCGTACCTGGCAGCCAGTGACACACTCGGAATA